AAAAGAACACTCGGAAAGCAGATCGGCGCTGAAACAAGAAATTGAAACTATGATTGAACAAAGAAATATCTTAGAAGCAAAAAATAAAAATATTTCAAAAGAACCTTCAAAGAAAACAGACGTTGCGGAAATGGAATTGAGAAAAGGCTTAAACGATTATCTGCACACGAGAGATAAAGGCGAAGCAAAACGGGCAGGGTTTGTTAGCTCGGACGGATCAGTTATAATTCCAACTTCTGTTGTTTATCAGCCCAACGCAGAAGTTTATACCATCCCGGATTTATCGACACTTGTAACAACCGTGCCAGTTACCACACCTTCGGGGACTTATCCGATTCTTAAAAAAGCACGCGCAAAACTTGCCACAGTTGCGGAATTGGCACAGCACCCTGACTTAGCTAAACCGGAATTTATCAATGTTGAATGGAAGGTTGACACCTACAGAGGCGCATTACCATTGTCTCAGGAATCAATCGATGATGCTGCTGTCGACCTGTTATCCATCGTCGGACAGAATGCAAACGAACAGAAAATTAACACCACCAACGCTTTGATTGCAGACCAGATGAAAGCATTTACATCTAAGACCGTTAAAGACTTAGACGGATTGAAAGAACTGATTAACGTTGAAATTGATCCGGCTTATAACAAACAGATTGTGAGCACTCAGAGCTTTTACAACGCCATTGATACACTTAAAGATACCACTGGCAATTATCTGTTAAAAGACGATGTCACAGCAGCGTCCGGTAAGCAGTTGTTTGGATTACCTCTTACCGTTATCAGAGATACCGACTTTGGCGTAGCCGGAGACATGAAAGCTTTTGTTGGAGATCCACACGCCGGAATTTTCAACGCAGATAGACAGCAGCTTAACGCTCGTTGGGTAGATAACGATGTTTACGGCCAAGTTCTCATGATCGGGTTCCGTGGTGCAGTTAAACAGGCCGATGCTTCAGCCGGCTACTTTGTAACTTATTCCCCGACCGTCGCAGGAGCTTAAACAGGAGCGTAAGATTTAAAATATTGAGGGATTAAGATTAATTTCTTTTTCCCTCTTTGGTTATGGAGTGCACATGGACACAGATTTATTAAACAGCATAAAAACATACGCTAAAGCAGTAATCGGGTTAACGACCGATGCACGGGATGTCTATTTAGATAGCATCATCAAAGGAGTTTACACCGACATTACAGACAAAGGCGTCGCGGTGTCTGACAGTTTAAAAGATAGTATCGTTAGTTATATCGGTGATTTTGTCGCGTGGAATTATCGGACACAGGGCGGATCAGACACGATGCCCCGAACGTTTGAGTACCGTTTACATAATTTGGTTTTGGCTAGTATGAGAACAAATAATGACGATTATAAAAGTGTGTACTGATGAAAAATTATCCATATAATTACACAGTCACATTGTTGTCAAATACGATGATTGTTGACGATATCGGAAATCAAATTGAAACGCCAGTCAGAAATACAATTCTTTGCGCAAAGTTAAGTGTAACCGGAACAGAATTTTATAAAGCCAAACAATCCGGAATTAGCCCTTCAGTTGTTTTGAGAATAAATAATTGCGAATATAATAATGAGGAACGATGCGAATTTAACGGAGAAACTTATAAAATTATCCGCACCTATCCTTTGGCGAATGAAACAGAATTAACGTTAGAGCGTGAACTCAGATGAGTGAAACACGGATAAGCACCGATGACCTCTCACAGTCGATCAAAAAATTAATAGACAGTTACACCGATCGTGTGGCCGATGGCATTCAAAGTACGATCAAAAAAATAACAGAAAAATCGGCAAGCGAATTACAAGCCACAAGCCCAAAGCGCACCGGCGATTATGCTAGAGATTGGCGCGGAAAAGTTTTTGAGCATGGCAGTTATACTTACGGTGAGGTCTACAATCAAAAACATTATCAAGTTACGCACTTACTGGAGTTTGGACACGCAAACAAAAGTGGAGGTAGGACAAAAGCTTTTGAGCACGTTTTACCTGTCAACGACGAAGCAGTAAAAGAATTTGAAACGGAAATAAAGAGAATTATTGAAGGTGGATAAATGGAGCTAAAAGACTTTAAGAAAATATTAGACGATAATAAAATAAAGTCGGTTTACATGGAATACAAAGAAGGAACTGCACCGGATCCGCCTTATTGCGTTTATTATTCCGTCGGTGCAACAATGCTCTACGGAGATAATACAAATTACGGCACTTTTACAAATGTTAATTTAGAGCTATATACCGATAAAAAAGATTTAGCAAGTGAAAGCAAAGTAGAAAAGATTTTGAATGACAACGAATTTGCTTACACAAAAACAGAAACTTATTGGAGCGATGAAAAATTATATGAAGTGCTGTACGAATTTACATTATAAAAAAGGAAGGTAAAAAAATGGATACAGAAAACAAAGTTGAATTTGGGTTAAAGAATTTCCATTATGCAACGTTTACAGAAACAGACGGAACTTACACTTACGGGACACCCGTTTCAATTCCCGGATCGGTGAGTTTAACGCTTGATCCGAGGGGTGATATGATCGAATTTTACGCAGATGATTGCGTTTATTACAGCGCTGGAAATAACCAAGGATATGAAGGGAAACTGGAAGTGGCGATGATCCCGGCGCAGTTTAAGATTGACGTTTTGGGAGACACTCAGGGCACGACATCAAAGGTAATTATCGAAAATCAGAATGCACTCCAACACAATTTTGCTGCAATGTTTGAAATGCAGGGAGATCTCACACAGTCAAAAGCGTTGCTTTACAATTGCTCAGCTTCACGCCCATCTGTGAAGGCCGAAACCAAAACAGACAAAACGGATCCGGCAAAAAGTGAACTCGAATTTACAGCCACGGGAAGAAACGACGGGATTGTTAAAGTTGTGACAACCGCTGGAACACCTGCAGACACGAAAAATGCATGGTATACAAAAGTATTTGAAGCAGCCGCCGAAGTACAAGGCTAATTTAACAAATAATAAAAACAGAAACGAGGGATAAAACTTGAGAAAAGAAATAACAGTATCCGGCCTGAAATTGGATTTTGAGTGTAATGCACTAACTCCAATTTTGTATAAGCAGGAGTTTCAATCCGATTTTTATGGAGACCTCCTGAAAATGGGAAAAGCTTTTTCCGGAATGGGCAAAAATAACGATGTGATCAACGCGAAATGGGAAGATCTAGATCACATGGATTTAACCAATTTGCTGCAATACGCTTATGTTTGTGCAAAAACGGCAAGTAAAACGGATAGAAAACCGATTAGTAATTACTATAAATGGGTTGGAAAATTTAATGATTTGGATATTGTCGGATTTTCGCAAGTCTTAGAACTCGTTATGGATTCAATTGATACAAAAAAAAAGTAAAAGAATCCCAAAAAAGTGAAGAACCACTTGACGTTGACGCTTATTTATTTATGGCTTTGAAAGCAGGTCTTACCATGGACGGGCTAGAAAATATGAACATTGGCGACGTCCTATCTTATTGTATCACATGGACCAATTACATGACGCCGGACGAAGCAGGGAGTGCCGGAACACGACAAGCCACACAGGAAGATATCAACACATTTTTGGGGATATGAGAGGGTTAATCCCTCTTTTTTTATATTATGAATTGCAAAGAGAACATTAAAGAAAGCACTAAAGGAGTGATTAAATGGCAGACAGAATAAAAGGTCTAACCATACAGATCGGCGGGGAAACGAGCGGGCTAAAAGAAGCATTGAAGGACGTTGACAGCTCCTCAAAAAAATTGAACTCTGAATTGAGGGACGTCAATAAATTATTGAAGCTTGATCCGTCAAATACAGAACTCGTTGCACAAAAGCAGAAGATCCTTGCCGAACAAATTAAAACGACAGAAACCCGATTAGACGCATTGAAGCAGTCTCAAAACACTATTGACTTTAGCAAAATTGAAAATGGTGACGAAAAATATAGGGCGTTTCAACGCGAAATTGTAGACACAGAAACAAAATTAAGAAGTTATAAAATACAGTTGTCTAATGTTGCACCAAGTCAAGACGCGCTGGCGACAGGAACACAACGCTTATCAACATATTTCAATGCAACCAACACGACTGTAAAAGACTATTCCGCCACGCTTGGAACCAGCTTGACCAATGCGATCAAAACGGGAACGGCCACAAGCGGTCAGTTAAACGTGGCACTCGGAAAAATTGGAAAAGAAGCCGGAATAAGCGCTCAGGACATTGGACAACTTAAAGAAAAGCTGGACAAAGCAGACCAATCTAACTTGGACGCTGTCAATCAAGACATCAAACAACTTGGGACGAGCGCAGAAGCATCCTCTGAAAAAGTTGAAGGAATCGCAAAATCACTTGGATCAGACGTTTTAATGAACGCCGGTCAGTCATTGCAGGACATAAGCGGGAAGGTCACAGAGTTTGGCGGAAAGGCAATGACAGCTTTTTCAAGTTATGACGAAGGATGCGATACAATTATCAAAAAAACAGGCGCTTCGGGGACACAGCTTGAAGGCTTTACCGGGATTTACAACAACCTTGTAAATAATATCGCTGTTACTGACCCCTACGAAAAAGCAGGTTCCGCCGTTGGGGAATTAAACACGCAGTTCGGTTACACAGGCGACACGCTGGAAAGTATGTCAGGCGAAATGATGAAGTTTGCCGAACTTAACGACACCGATGTGACAACCAGCGTGCAGGGCGCGGAACAGGCTATGTCAGCCTTTGGGATTTCAAGTGATCAATTACCGGCCGTTTTGGACGCAGTGACCTATTCGGCCCAGCAAACTGGAGCAAGCGCAGACTCTATCTTTCAGGCATGCACCAATGGTTCGGGAGTTTTGCAAGATTTGGGATTGGATTTTAATCAATCAGCTTTGCTAATGGGCGTATTTACGCAATCAGGTGTTGATGCTAATGCCGCAGTGACGCAGCTGTCTAAGGCTAACGCCAATTGGTCAAAAGAGGGCTTGACCATGCAAGACGGGTTGTCGCAATTGCAGCAAACCTTACAGGGAAACGGTTCGGACACCGAAAAGTTAGCGGCCATAACCGACACATTCGGATCGAAAGGCGCCGAAAAAATTAAAAAATTAGCAGAGTCAGGGTCCCTTGACTTTAGTAATTTGGGCGCAAGTTGTTCGGCAATGGGCGGGACACTGGATAGCACGTTTGACACAATCACCGGCAGCGATGAAAAGTTTGAGCAATCTCAGCAGCAGATGCAGACTGCACTTGCAAAGCTTGGTGGTGTGATTTTTGATGCACTTTTACCCGTTGTTCAAAGTTTGGGAACGTGGCTAGGTAAGGTGTCAGATTGGTTTACAAGTTTGCCGGCGCCGATACAAAATGTCATTGTTTGGCTTGGTTCGGCCGTCGGAATTATTGGTTCCGTTGCCGGGACAATCTCGATATTGATCGGTATTTTTGTACCATTGAAAGCAGCTATTACCGGATGCACAACGGCCGCGAAGATAGGCGGGGCGGTTTTATCTGCTGTTACAAGCCCAATCGGATTAATCGTTATTGCCATCGCGGCAGTTGTTGGTGTGATAATTTATCTGTGGAACACAAACGAAGGGTTTAGAAATGCTGTTATCACAATTTGGGAAGCAGTAAAAGGAGCCGTCATTACAGCTTGGAACGGAATAAAAGGAGCGTTTGACGCCATAGGAAACGGGATCGAAGCGGTTAAGGGTTTCTTTGGTGGGCTTAAAGACTCAGCCGTTACAAAATTTAATGAATTACAAACAGGCGTACAAGGTGCCATGGATCGAACACACACGGGCGTTTCAGGAGCTTCAGAAATGATAAAAGGCGTTCTGACCGGAAACACCGAACAGGCAACCAGCGGGGCAATGCAACTTTATAACAGCTTACCCGGACCCGTTCAAGACGTTTTAAAAGGCATGGCCG